CGTCCGCCTGCCTATGTGTTGCACACGCCCGAATCGGCCCCGTCGGGCGCCGCCGTAAGGCTCACGGTGGTAACCGACCCGGGCGATGCGCAGCGCTATCCGGTGTGGCTCCGCGCCTCGACGGGAGGGGATATCGAAGCCCAAGCGACGGCCAGGCAGCCGACGGTCTGCTTCGACATTCCGGCCAACGGACAACCGGAGGAGGTCGTTTACCGCATCCTGATCGACGGGTCCGACTCGGGCCGCGGGTTCGTGCAGCCGGGGCTTGAGGGCTATGCTCTCTACCTTTCGCATACCCCTTCGGAGGCCGGGTACGAGGCTTTCAGCTTGACGGTGAGGTGCCGCAGCGACCTCCCCTCTTTTCCCGTGCGGATCACCGACGGGGAGGTGCTCGATGAAACCGTGCATGCGACCTCGGCCGAGCCGGTCGCCACGTTCGGCGTGCCGGAAAACCGAGCGGACGTGCGCCGCGTGATCTCGATTTTCGTAAACGGAACCGACACCGGGGCAAAGGTCGTTCAGGAAGCTTCGCCTGCCCCGCAGGATAAACTGTCGGTGGTCTGGAGCACGGGTTATCTGACTGTGGAAGCGGGTGCTTTCGGCTTTGCCGGCGAACGGGAGCGGGGGCTCTATTTCAAATACGGCAGCCGTTACGGCATGACCATCGACACCGACCTGCCGGCCTCCGGCAGCCGCTATTCCGGTACAGCCTACACGCCCGAGCCTGTACAGGCGGCATACGAGGAGATTCCTTCCGGAGAGGTCGATCCCTGTTCGCTCGTTGCCCCCGCAGGGACGTGGCGCACACCCACGGCCACGGAGTGGGATGAACTGCTGGGTTGCGGGTACGAATTCGAGGCCGGCACATTCCGCTGCTACACCGACGGCGAGCAGCGGGTTTACCTGACCCCTTCGGGGTCGCTCAAGGAGGGCGGCATCGGGATTCTGGGCAGCTCTTTCGTGCGGGCATGGTCCTCCACGCCCAAATCCGAGGATACCTGGTTCACCCTGAGCGGGGGCCTCTCGTCCGCGAGCTCGGTGTTCGGCACGACGGTCGGCGCCAAAGCGGAAACGGCGATGATGGTGCGTTGCGTACGCGCCCGTTGAGGGCGACGGAGCGAGCGAAAAAAAGAAACCGTCCCATTTCAACGGATGAGGTTTTAAAAAAATGACAGTGGATAGCGATACGATTCACTGATTAACTTCATAAACGAAGAGCATATCAAAAATGACAATTAAAGGAAAAAAATCCTCAAAGGCTCGAATTACGAAAAGGCGATCGGCGCTTTTTATTTCTGGTTTTTTAGTGCTGTTATGTATCCTAATTACGCAGACTTATCGTCCCTTTATCTACGAAAATCATTTGAATGATCTTCATTTTGCTGATACAATAACGAGTTGGATATGTATTCCTGCTGCAAGTTTATTTTTCTGGGGAGTTTCTCATGCAAGATTTCTAAAGTGTCTTGTTGGGAGTCTAATTGGATTCTTGATTTATGAATGTATTGGATTGACTTTTGATTGGTTCGATATTATGGCCCTATTTTCAAGCGCCGTGATAACCTATTCAATTTATACTTTTTATAAAAAGAAACACTTTTTTTGACCAAAGAGTTTACGCACAGGTAGTCCTGACAGAACCTAATCCCGGACGTAAATGAGGCCCATCTGCTTTCCAGATGGGCCTCATGTCGTCAAATAAAACGGGTCGGAACTTTAAAATATTTCGGTCTGTACCTTTTTCAGTAAAAATCCTAAAAATCAGCTCAACTCTCGTCCGGGAGCCGGTTTTTTTTTGACAATAGGAGGAATTACCAGATCACCACCCGCTCGTTTTCGGGCAGGAACATGGGGCCTTCGGCGATATCGAAAGCGTCGTAGAAGGTCTGGATGTTCTTCAGCGTTGCGTTTACGCGCCATTTGCCCAACGAGTGCACGTCGAGCTTGGTGAGGCGTGCGATCTCCGCATCGCGGATGTTCTGCGCCCAGAGAGCGGCATAGGCGAGGTAGAAACGCTGGGGAGCCGTTAAGCCGTCGATCGGCTCGGGCATCTGTCCGCCCAGGGTATTCTGCCATGCCGTGTAAGCGACGCGCAGGCCGCCCTGATCGGCGATGTTCTCACCCAGGCAGAGCGCTCCGTTAGCATTCATGCCGGGCAGCACCTCGATGGCGTTGAACTGTTCGACCAGCACGTCGGTCTTGGCCTTGAAAGCGGCTGCATCGGCCTCCGTCCACCAGTTGTTCATGTTGCCGTCCTTGTCGAACTGGCGGCCCTGGTCGTCGAACCCGTGGGTCATCTCATGGCCGATCACCACGCCGATGGCGCCGTAGTTCACCGCGTCGTCCGCATCGGGGTTGTAGAACGGGGGCTGGAGAATGGCCGCCGGGAAACAGATTTCGTTGGTGGTGGGGTTGTAGTAGGCATTGACGGTCTGCGGGGTCATCAGCCATTCGTCCTGATCGACCGGTTTGCCGACCTTGCTCATGGCGTCCTCGGTGGACCAACGGTTGGCACGAACGACGTTCTCCCAGTAGGAGAGCGCAGGGTCGATCTGCAGGCTCGAATAGTCCTTCCACTTGTCGGGATAGCCGATCTTCACGTGGAAGGTGGCCAGCTTCTCGTGGGCGCGGGCCTTGGTCTCGTCGCTCATCCAGTCGAGTTCGTCGATGTGCTGTCCCAGCGCGGTCTGGAGGTTTCGGACGAGCGTTACCATGCGATCCTTGTCCTCGGGCGAGAAGTAACGCTCGACGTACATTTCGCCCACGGCCTCGCCCAGCGCGTCGTTGGGTACCGCCATGGCGCGTTTCCAGCGGGGACGCATCTCCTGCTTGCCGGACATGGCGCGGCCGAAGAAGTCGAACGACGCGGCGTAGAAATCGTCGCTCAGGTAGGGGGCGGCGGCGCTGGCATATTGTGCGGCCAGATAATAGCGCAGGTCGGCGAGCGGGGTCTCCTTGATGAGCCGGTTCACGGCCTCCATGTATTCGGGCTGGCAGACGATCAGGCGGTCGATCTCGATGCCGGCCGTGCGGAAGGCGTCTTTCCAGTCGATGGCGTCGTAGGCGGCGACGAACTCGTCGGTTGTCGCGGGGTTATACATGCGGACCATATCGCGCAGTTCGACGTTCGAGCGCATGTTGCGGGCCATCTCCGTCTCGATGCGCATGACGGCATCCACGGCGGCCGGAATCTCGGCCTCGGCAACGCCCGAAAGCGCGAAGAGTTTGGACAGGTATTCCCTGTAGGCGGTGCGGAGCTGCTCGTTCTCCTCATCGAGGTAGTAGTCGCGGTCACCCATGCCGATGCCGGCCTGCGAGACGTAGAGCACATTGACCTTGCTGTCCATCAGGTCGGCTTCGGGACCGAAACCGAAGAAGGGCGAGCCGACGGTCATCTGCATCTCCGCGATCACGGGCGTGAGTTCCTGTTTGTCGCGCATGTTGAGGATCTTGTCCATCGCCTCGCGGATGGGAGCGGCTCCCTCGGCGTTGAGCCGCGCGGAGTCGAGCCCCATTTTGTAGAGGTCGGAGATTTTCTGGTTGATGCTTCCGGGCTCGGCCTTCGCGTGGGCCATCTGCGAGAAGAGCTCGTTGATGCGGGCTTCGTTGTTGTCGCGCAGCATGTCGAACGAACCGAAGCGCGCATACTCGGGTTTAAGGGGGTTTTTGACCTGCCAGCCGCCTGTGGCGTACTGGTAGAAATCTTCGCTCGGGGCGATCGCGGGGTCGAGGCTGGTCAGGTCGATGGCCGGCGTCTTCGACTGCTGGTGGCAGCTCATGGCAGCGAGGGTTGCGATTAGGAAAATACTTTTCTTCATGGTGATGTTAGTGGTTGTTAGGGTAGGAAAGGGGCGTCCGGCGTGCGGGTGGCCCCGTTCGCGGGGGGGTTTGAGCCGGTGCCTTTCTTTTTCTCCCAATTCTTTTTTCTTAAAGTTCAAGAGGAAGGAGTAGGGATAAGGAGATAAAAGCATGGCAGTAAAAGAATTTAATTGCAACAAACTGAAAAGAACATTTTGGCCGTTCACTTTAAAAGACAAGGTGGGAGAAAACGGGGAAGTCCTGGAAAAAGGAAAGAAAATTGTGGTGCGAATGCCACAAAAACAGGTATTTGAAGCAATCAAAGACCTGGAAGAAATGGACGAGGAAAACGCCAAAATTGAAGATACAGACAGCATTTACAGATTGTTGGCGGCGGTGCTTAACAACAATATGGGAAAGGTGCCTGTAAAGGCAGAAGATGTGGAAGATTATGACATTGAAGAATGCACCGCAATTCTGAAAGCCTATATGGAATTTGTGGACGAACTTAAAGCGGACCCAAACTAAAAATGCCCTTTTATCCAAGGCAGGATAAAGGGGATGAAATACCATACACGCTACACACCAGGCCGGAAAAGTTGGTAATGGATTATTGCCATATTGACATTTACGAAGTACAGGAAATGGAAATTGACGTGTATTTGTTTTTTATGCGTGAAGCAATGATTTTTGAAAATTCCAAGACCGAAGAGGGACGGGAGTATTTAAAGAATTGTTGGCGTTTGGAGCAGGAAAAACCAGACCGTGAGGGATTACGGAAAAACTTTAAGAAGAAAGGGGGTTAAACGGTGGCAAACAACATAAAAGGAATTACCATTGAGATTGGCGGCGATACAACCAAACTTGATAAAGCGTTATCTGGTGTAAATAAAGAAGTGAGAAGCACACAGGTGGAACTAAGGGAAGTAAACAAACTTTTAAAAATGGACCCTAAAAACACCGAAGCACTGACACAGAAGCAAACACTTTTGACGGATGCTATTTCAGAAACCAAAGAAAAATTGGATATTTTGAAGAACGCAGAAAGCCAGGTGCAGGCACAATTTGCACGAGGGGAAGTTTCAGAAGAGCAGTACCGGGCATTAAAACGAGAAATCGAAAAAACAAGCCTGGAATTGGCAGACTTAGAGGAAGCCGCCAGGCAGACGGACAACGCAATTGAGCAGTTGGGGAATGCTGCCGAACTTTCCGGCGAAGAACTGAAAGAAGCACAGGAAAAGGCAGGAGCCTTTAAAGATAAACTGGACGGAATGGCGGACACGGCAGTAACAGCGGCAAAAGCGTTGGGTGCCGGGTTCGTGGCAGCCGCTACATATGCAACGAAGTTTGAAACGGATTGTGACAAAGCCCTAAACACTGTAATCACACAGACTGGGGCGGCGGATGCGGAAGTTGAGGGGTTGGAAGAAACCCTTTTAAGCATTTACAAGGACAATTTCGGCGAGGATATAAACGATATTGCAACGGCCATGTCAGCGGTGAAACAGCAGACAGGACAGACCGGGGAAGAACTGAAAAACACCACGGAACACGCCATTTTAATGCGTGATACCTTTGATATAGACGTAAACGAAAGCATCCGGGGCGTAAATGCTATGATGAAACAGTTTGGCATTTCCGCAGATGAAGCATACAACCTTTTGGCACAGGGGGCACAAAAAGGATTAAACCAGAACGGGGATTTGGCCGACCAGTTGGCGGAATATTCCGTTTATTATGCTGATTTGGGACTTTCTGCCGAGGACGCTTTTAATATGATTGCCAACGGAGCAAAAAACGGTACATTCCAGGTGGATTACTTAAATGATGCTGTGAAAGAGTTTGGCATAAGAGTGAAAGACGGAACGGCAGATGACGCATTTAAAACCCTGGGGTTAAATGTTGACGATTTAAAAACAAAGTTTGCACAGGGGGGAGAGGGTGCAAAGGAAGCGTTCCAGATTGTAAATACGGCCCTTTTCTCATGTGATAATGAAGTGCAAAGAAACCTTTTGGGCGTGGCACTGTACGGAACCAAGTGGGAAGATTTGGGAGAAGATGCCGTGCGTGCCCTGGTAAATACACAGGGAGAGATTACCGCAACCAATGACGCACTGGGAACGATAAATGAAACAAAATATGATGACCTGGGAAACCAGATTGAGGATTTAGGGCGGAATATCAAGGTTGACCTTATAAAACCCGTTGGCGAAGAATTAAAGCCAGTTATCAGCGAGGTAATAGGAGAGGTAAAAAGCAAAATCCCAGAAGTAAAAACCATTGTGCTTGCAGTCATCAGTAAAGTAAAAGAATTTATTTCTTTTCTGGCAAAAAACGGTCCAACCATTATTTCTATTATTGCCGGAATTGCCGCCGGGATGTTGGCATGGAATGTGGTAACTATGATACAAGGGCTAATATCCGCATTTAAGGTGTGGAAAACCACCACAGAGGGATTGACGATTGCACAAAAATTATTAAACACCGCAATGGCGGCCAATCCAATTGGGATTGTAATAACGGTGGTTTCTGCATTAGTGGCCGCATTGATTACACTTTTTGCAACGAATGAGGATTTCAGAAACAAGGTAATTGCAGTATGGGAAGCTGTAAAAGAAACGGCGGTCAAAGTATTTGGAGCCATAGCGGATTTTTTTACCGTAACAATTCCAAACGCATTTAACAGTTTCATAAATTTTGTGAAATCGAACTGGCAAGCACTACTTTTATTTATAGTAAACCCGTTTGCCGGGGCGTTCAAATTGATTTATGACAATTGTGATACTTTTCGTGAATTTGTGGACAATTTTGTGGCGAATGTGAAGCAATTTTTCCAAAATTTATGGGAAGGGCTTGTTGCGATATTTCAAAATGTGGGCCAGTGGTTCACTGACAGATTTACAGAAGCATACAACGGAGTGACAGGCGTGTTTGCATCCATAGGGCAGTGGTTCGGTGCCAGGTGGCAGGATATTAAAAATGCCCTGGCGTTGGTGGCAACCTGGTTCCTTACTATGTTTACAAACGCATACAATAACGTGACCCGTGTATTTGCGGCAATCGGTTCCTGGTTCGGTGCCAGGTGGACAGAAATTAAAACCGCACTGGCAGCAGTGCCGCAGTGGTTTGGCACGCAGTTTCAGAACGCATGGACCAATATTAAAAACGCCTTTGCAAATGTGACTTCTTTCTTTTCTGGTTTATGGGATAAGATAAAAGGCTGTTTTGTGGATGTTGGCGTAAAAATTGGTTCAGCGGTAGGGGATGCCTTTAAATCGGCAATCAATTCCTGTCTTGCCACAATAGAGGGCGTTGTAAATAAGTTTATCCGCATGATAAATGGAGTAATTGGAATTATCAATGAAATACCAGGAGTTTCCCTGGGAAGTATCGGGGAATTATCATTGCCACGTTTGGCAAAGGGCGGAGTGTTGCGAGAGGGAACGGCCATGGTAGCAGAAGCCGGACCGGAACTTTTAAGCATGGTAAACGGAAAGGCAGTTGTTACGCCGCTGACAGGTTCAGCCAGAAACCGAAGTCTGGAAAACACAGGAAGCGGAAAGGGCGGATATAGCCAGACAATCAATATTTCAAGCCCAAAAGCGTTAAGCCCTTATGAAGTAGCAAGACAAACCAGATTACAGACAAGAAGCATGATTTTAGCAGTACAAAGGGGGTAAATGAAGTGTCAGACATTAAAGTGATATGCACAAGCGACAAAAACGTGTCCATAACCTTTACCTGGGACGAGTTTACCCCGTTCCACCTGGTAGACATAGAGGGGATTTACGGAATAGAAGCCAATGTGGTAACAAGTGAGAACACAACCACGGACGGAAGTACATACCAAGGAGCCACAGCAAAGGAAAGAAATATTGTGCTGACCGTGGAAATGGACGGGAATTACAGAGAAAACAGAAATCTTTTGTACAGGACATTCCCTATTAAAAGGACAGGGAATATGCAGTACATAGAGGACGGAGAAGCCAAAACCATTGAATATGAGGTGGAAAGCATCATACCGGGTGCAACAACGGGCGTTGTAAGAGATTACACCATTTCATTGAAGTGTACAGACCCGTATTTTAAAGACCTGGCAGATATTGAAGTGGTAATGGCTTCATGGGTAAGTGATTTTTGTTTTCCGGCGTGTTTCCCGGAAGAGGGTCGCATATTTGGGCACAGAGAAGCGGACCTGGTAAAAGAAATTGAAAATGACAGCGGAGCCGACAACATAGGTATTGTGGTAATCTTCCGGGCAGACGGAGCCGTGAAGAACCCGGCCATATATCATGCAGAAAGCGGAGAATTTACAAAGGTTGGATATTTGGACAATGATTTTACCATGGCATCCGGCCAGTATGTCATCATAAATACATACACAGGAAAGAAAAATGTATATCTTTTGGACGGAGTGACCCAGGCGGAAATTGAGAGTTACAAAAACGCCTATGGCGTAATTGACTGGGACACGGTAATTGAAAAGTTCGGAACTGTTATAAATGAATACCTGGACGAGGACGGGGACTTTATACAGTTACAGGACGGAACAAATACGTTGACCTACTCAGCGGACGAGGGAACCAATTACCTTTCTGTTTCCGTGTATTACAGAATTTCTTATTTGGGGGTGTGATGATATGGAAATACACGTTTATGACAGGAATTTGCGGCGTTTAGGCCATATTGAAAATCACACATCCCTACAATGGCACCGCAAATATTATGAGTGCGGAACATTTGAACTTCATTGCCCAGTAACAGCGGAAAATTTAAGGCTTTTACAGCCGGGAAATATTATCACAAAGGGAGATA